GGGTGGATCACTTGGTGCATAATACATAATTGGTGGTCCGGTGTAAAAACCGAGCATAAAATCCTCACCAATTGAACAGTACTTCACAACAGTAGCTTGATCAGTGCCAGCTTTTGACCATAGCGTTCGATACGAATGGAACGAGCCAAAATCGGCTGTGGAACTTGTGAGATCAGCGTTCTTTGCAGATGCAAACCTGAATGGTAAATAAAACGGAAATTCCGCTTCCAATACAGGATTAATATCATCTGGTTGTGCGACGCCTCCATCCCACAAGTGGTCGTAGACGTTTAAACATTGAGCTGCTATTTCATTGGGATTCCCAGATCCTGATGCTGCAGTGACGCTCGACAGAGTGTACCCAGGAGTTAATCCACCTACTCGTGATAGAGTTGCGAGTTGTGGACCATCCGGGGTCTTGACACCTTTTACGTATTTCCAACGTATACCTCCTCGCCGTGCTGTAAAGGCTGGAGTGAGATAATTAAGCAGCGTAGTAGTGCAATAATTATAAGGTGTGCTGGCGGCGGGTACATTCGTGAGATTGACTGCGCCAGGTGCATATCCTCTGTAAAAAGGAAAATCTGGACTAGTGTGCAAGAAATAACTCAAAGCATTGGTGGTGTTCGCAACGCAACTGTGAAAATTGTATCGTTTCAAGCACTGTCGAAATGAAGTGACTGGATCTCCAAAATACACGCAATAAGCTCCATCAGATGGATTAATTGTTACTGCCATGTCTTCTGAAGCCATTTGTTTCATCGGTTCTACTTCATTGACGGTCAAGTCAGCATCGGGTTGATTCATCTTCCCTGATACTGCTTCTTCTCCAGATTGTGTCGACAATACATCTTTCAGTAGTAAATATGGATCTTCGATATGAGAAACTGGTCGTCTCACTGAAAGATCGTTTTGTCGTTGATCCCTGAATTCTTCAGCGGTGAGTTCCGAGACTGTAGTCTGTGAACTCGCAAAAGCTCCTACACCATCAGGATCAAAGAATGTGTATTCACTGATAGTGTGGCTTTCGGGCGATACAACTTGAAAATCATCTCCTGTTGATACGAAGACGTTAATTTCCACGTCATTATTCACTGTAGAATTCGGCGTAGTCAGTTCATTGACAACAAAGACGGACAGTACACCATTAGCAAAGAAATCATTGAGGGATGTAATTGGTGCACTTCCGAAGATAAGAGAATCCACTCCTGGTGTAGAGTGTCTTAGAAATGCAGTCTGATTGCCCCAACCAACATCTA